ATCCCAAAAGGATATTGAGAAGTCTCAGCGCAGGGGGACCTCCATAAGGAGGCTCTCAGAAATCCCTGATAAGGATGGAAAAACGCGAATCATCGCGATCTTTGATTATTGGTCTCAGTGTTCTTTGAAACCTCTACATGAATCCCTAAACAAGATTCTTGCAAGTATTAAAGAAGACTGTACCTTTGATCAAGGAAAGTTTCGACGATTACTAAACCTACCTGCAGGTACGGTATACCATAGCATTGACCTAAAGTCAGCTACCGATAAGATGCCTGTTGTTTTACAAACAGAAATCTTAAAGGTACTTTCTGATGAAGTCTTTGCTGATGCATGGCGTACTTGTATGGTCGGGTACGAATTTCATTCTGAGGTTGGTCCTGTTGTTTATGCACAGGGTCAGCCAATGGGTGCTTATTCCTCCTGACCAATGATGGCTCTTACTCATCATCTCATAATTCGGTACGCAGCTCACATTTGTGGCATAAGACGTCCCGATTATGCGATTTTGGGTGATGATGCCCTCATCGTAGGTGATGAACTCTTTGAGTCTTATATGAAAGTTACGACCTCTCTTAACATGGAGGTGAACCTTACAAAGACTTTCAGGTCAACACGACTGGTGGAATTTGCTAAGCGTTTCTTTCTTGACAGGGAGGAGGTTTCGGCCTTCCCCCTGGGAGCTCTAGTGTCATCATCTTGTGACCTAGCGAAGGTGTCCCAAACTTACTCTAATGCTATTGCAAAAGGGTACTTTGGAAGCGATCGATTCGCGGATTGCGATTTGGAGAGGATAAGGAGCAGTGCCCTTGAGCAGTATCGCTACCTCTGGCGACTCCGATTCGGAGATAAGGCGAAAGCCAAACCCTTCGATATCAGTATCGCTGGAAGAGTGATCCGTATCCTTAGAATGCAGGCCATTGTGGCTGCAATCTATAGAACGGGGTTCCATGAGGATAACCACCTCAGAAAACTACTGCTTGGATATGTAAGTTGTACGAGAAAAGTCCCTCGTATCCGGAAACGGTTACTTGAGATAATATCGCACCACTTACGGGAAAAGGCACTGCGGACCCTTGGAGATGCGCATTTACCTGTCTTTATGAAGATAAATGAGATCAACATGGGCCTTATGATGTGTGGACTGGTACCGCCCCCTCCTGTTGATCCAACTCAACCTCCGGGTTGACCGCATCCGATATCAGCGTACTATCAATCCAAGATAGTATCTCTGATGTCGGTTGGGCAGAAAGTCCAAGAGGAGATTCTTCAAGGTGAAAACCAAGATGAATTGAATTATTGGCTTGATGCTATGGAAGCATTGCCAGCCTCGTGAGAGGCAATCAACAATGAGAAGGATTCGGTAAAACGTCTCCGTGTCTTAAGTGATATAAGTGCACAGTTCTTTGCCCATTTGGGAAGAACCGGTTGACTATAACAGCAGAAGATCTTGGAGGTTAAGATCCAACATCATCTGTCAAAGTAGTTCCAAGACATATCTTAGAACCTAAGGTAGAAACGCATGAGCTATACAACTAGCTCTGTGGTAACTACACCCTTCCCCTTTGACGAGGGAAAGGAAGTGGTAGGGGACCTTCGGGACCTCTATTGTGTAGAAGCCCACCGGGCC